TTCTGTCAGAGGGTTAATACCACATAAAAACACACCCACCCAGAAGCCGATGCACATCGGACAAGACCAAAAATAGCCTTTTGGGCGAATTCTGTTAAATATTCTCCCATAACAAAGGAGCTGTGTTAACCCATATGCTGACAATACGAAATAAAGAAGAGGCATTATCCCTTCTCTTTACTTTCTAACATATAGCTCATCCAATACGGTGCATAATTATATCCCGGCTTTATAGAGCCCTTATCGGTTGCTTGTGGGACCTCTCCGAGTTCCGTAGAGTCTTCGCTGGTTGGCTGTGTAAAATAATCATCTAACATTTCTTCGTATTGATCCATATAATCGTAATATGGCCTTTCCTCTTTTAGAAATTTGTAAACTCCATATATGGCATAATCAATTGAATTCAGATTTTCATCGAGCGGGACAGGAATAATGCCTTCTAAAGATCCGTAGACACTCCCACCTCGAATGGACTCATATTCTATGACCCCCTTTCTCTTCAAAAACTCAAAAAGGCGGTTTTGGGCACTATAAACAGTTTCAGAAAAATCATTTTTTGCAAATGTTACTATCTTACCTTTATTAGGCATCAAAACAATGTCCATCTCCTCATGATCAAATATCATGATATTCCCATCGAGACTTTTTCTCGCTTTTAGTTCCAGTGTCACAATCTGTTCTTCTGCACCATTTTGGATTTTTAGACTTATGGACATCTCTCAATCTCCTTTACGAGATTTTGGATTTTCAAAATATCATAGACCAGTGCTTTGTCAATCTTTCTTTCCGTAGTCTCTTTTAAAATGTCAATTACTTTATCAGTTTTTAGTGACATCTCTTCATCAGCTTTAATTTCTGACATCTTTTTTGATTTGAGCACCGATTGGAGCAATCTTGGTATCTCTTCATTCAAATATATCTTCAACTCTATGCTGTTATCTGAAAATGAGCCGATGAATTTAGAGAGAAGACTCTTTTGTTCCTGCAGGAGGGCCTCTGAATATTTCTCGTTAAACTTGCTGACAAATGTTTTATATGTCAAGTTGTCAATTGGCTTCATATCTGGTTGTCTTTCTTTTTCCGAAAGCAGCATCTTATCTATCATATAACCCTCAAATAACACCCTATTCTTCGTCTTTGTCTTGGGATGAAAAATTTGAAAGATAGTCGCCAAGTCTTTATAATTTGGGACAAAATTGGAAAAAACTTCTGGTGAAATCTCCCTGTTAAGGGTTTCTATTAATTCGCTCTGTTCTGCAAAAAGCCTCTTATGATCTATTGAGCCTTTTTGTACTCTCGATTGAAACATGATTTTTTCAGCCGTATATTTATCGACCCCTCTTGTCTCCAGAATGGATTTGTAAAGATCTAAATCTTTCCCCAATAGAGTATTGGAATTAAATGCCTCTCTAATGAGCTTAATAATCGCTTTTTTCTTCCTTACATCACCTTCGTGAATAGCTTTTGCCAACTCACGAATTGTGACCTCATAAATAAAAGCACTATTGCGCTTCTTGTTGTGTTTCATCTTCATTAGCTTTGTTCTCCGTTTTTTCTAATTCGGAAATCAGTTTCTTGACTTCCATGCTTGTCTCAAAAATATCACTCTCTTGTTGGCGATAATTGGTATGCTTAGACTCTGCTGTGATGCCACGAGATAGACTTTTTAAGTCAATCGCGCCATGTGTCACCTCTCTGCCCGATGGGTTTCCAATGAGCGATGAAAGGTGCTGGGAGAGACCCGTCCTTCCATCTCCGCCTCTGCCATTCTTCTTTGGTGTATAGCGACCATTAGATTTTGGGGTCGTAGTTGTTTTTCTCCCCCTCGAATCTCTATGTGGCCCAGCATCATCTCTTCGGCGGGCCGGGGCTGCCAGTAGAGGTTTTTCGTCCGGTTCTTTGTCTGAATCCAAATCCATGTCTAAGTCCAGCCCACCTTCTTCGTCGGAGGGTGGCAAGTCTAGGGATCCTCCTTCGCCGTCGAGGTCCAGTCCTCCGTCTGCCGTGCCTCCGAACTCACCTGCGGCCTGTTCGCCTGCAATCTCTGCAGCGGCATTTAATTCTGCCTCATATTTCCTATCGTGGAACATCTCTCTCTGATTTCTGATGAATTCCTCTTCGGATAGGCTGAAAATGTTTTGTGCGATCCATCGGCGAGAGAAGAAATTTTCTGTCGCTCCGCCGGCAATATCGAACTTCTGTTTCCAGTGCTCCAGCTCTTGTAATTCGGCGATCTTCGATGGATTGTTAAGCTTTAACCTAAAGCTAACCAAATCATCTCCTCGGAAACCGAGAGTGTACAAGTGGATAATTCCGATTTTTTCCAACTCCGTGACCACTGACCTCTGGAGGCGCTGAATAGTTCGGGCAAACCGAACATCTTTCTGTGCCAAAGTTGTCTTATCTTCTGCTGCCTCCTCACCACTGGAGAGATATGCTACTGGTATCTTTAAGGCCGCAAACATTTTGTCTCTAAGATATTTAACATCGTCGATGTCGCCTGTGAAATTTCCACCTGGCAACGTTTCAATTTTGGATGACTCGCCTCCACGGACCGGGATGAAATAATCCTCCTCAACCGAGAGCGGATTGTATCTTAAGTCAACTCTACCAGTGCGATCATCGACGACTTGGTTTCTCTTCATAGAAGTAACGGTTTTCTGGACGAAGGTCTCCACATCTTGTGGGGCAATGTTTCCCACATCGATGTAAAAAACACGTCTTTCAGAAGATCTCACGATACGGTAGGCCATCATGGCATCTTCCATTAGGACAAGTTGCCTCCAGATACGGCGGCCGGCATCTAGGACAGATGTCCCATATGGTGTGTATTTATCATTTCCCAAAATTCTAAAATGGGCCACTTGCCAATTTTCAAATGTCATAGCTGCAGAGTTCCACTGATATTGAACATAGTTTGGATTTGTAGGATCCTCGCCCTCCAGTCGTTCGACTTCTCGCAGCGGAATTGGAATCACATTTTTGACCCCAATTCGGTCATCAATGTCCAAATATAGAATAAAGTCTCCAAACTTGCACATAGAACGGCACCAGCCGAAGAGATTATGGTCCAAATTTAAAACATTCTCATAAAGAGAAGATAGGACAGCCCTAATTTCCTCATTCGGGCATTCAATGTGCATCATTGGAGATAGTGCTGAGTGTGTTGTCATTTCATCGGCGTATATGTCTAGAGACGATGCGATTTCGGGCATATATTCCATTTGCTCGTAATCAACATACCTCTCATTTCGATTTTGTTGAGCCATGATTTTAGAGTGCATGACATCAAAGGGAGAATATTCTGCCTTTTTAAATTGTTGCCCTGAAGCAGATGTAAATTGAGTCGCATATTTATCCAGAGCGGTTCTCCGGATCTTGCGGTTCATCTGGGTTCTCCAATTGACAATTGGCCCAGAGAAAAGGCGGGTTAATCGCCTAAATAATTCTGATTGGGGGTTGTTGGGGTTGTTTTTTTGATATGCCATTTTTTATCCTTTAATTAGCCATGAATATTTTGTATAATCTTCTTTTGCTTTAAACATTTTTTCATCCAAGGCCTCTTTCCTGTTATAGCCGTTCATTCCTGGGATCGTAGTATTAACTTTTGTGTCGACTTTTATTATTGAACTTAAACATGCTTTTTTGTACTCCACTTCTCGCCTATTGACAGTCAGGGCAGTATCTCTCACCCAACATGCTATGGCCAGAGCCATTGTCAAATCATCGTTATATCCCCTCATTGCTTGGGGTTTGCCATTATGCCAAATAAAGGTTCGCAATTCATTCGAAAAACGAACCGAATATACTTTAATTAGTTTGTTTCTGATGAATTCTTCCAATTTTGCGACAATCAATGGTCGTGTTTTGGATGAAGTGGTGAAGCCGGGCACAGCTGAAGGGCTGGATTCTCCTTGGTGACTTTCCATAAATTCATGAGTGCCCTTGACGGAGTAATAAAGGTTGGGATATTGAAGGTCTATAAGTTTTTCCAATATCGATATTCCAATGCCAATGTTTTCTACCACCAAGAGGCAGTTACCATACTCTTTTCCTGCCTGCATCAGAATATTTGAATACATATCAAGATTTGGCTTTCCTTGATATTCCGCGACCACCTCCATTGTTTCCAATTTTATGATGTGGAACACAGAATAGTCTGCACCATCTCCTCGGGCCACATCGGCTACCAACAAATAAGAACAAGATGCATCATATTCTTCCCATATCCACAAATTTCTGTCGAAACTGGTTCGATATTTTGGATCGCAGACATTTGTCTCAATCCAGGCGATATCGTCTGGATGAATTACACTCTCTCCAGACGTATTGAAGTTACACTCCAGCTCCTGTGCGATTTCTCGACGAGACATGTTTCGGGTTTCTTTGTTGAACCACTCTTCATCCCTATCTGGATGTGCATCCCATGATAAACTTATGGGATGAAAGTCATTTGACCCTTCGACTGCGGCGACATAAGTCTTGTGGAACCAGTTACCCACACCATTTGGGGTGCTTAAAGCAATAACTCGGCCGCCTGTTGAAATTGTGGGGTATAATCCGGCCCACAGCTCGTTTAAGTTCTCGACATGGGCGGCCTCGTCTATCACCAAAAGAGAAAGTGCTTCGGAGCGGCCTGCATCACCAGAAGTCGAAGCGGCTTGTATTTGTGATCCGTTTGTTAATTCAAAAGACGATCTATTATCAATTGATATTTCTGATATAATGATCCATTCTGGCAAGTTTTTCATGATTGCCTTAACTTTCTTCACCAAGTTAGAGGCAGTTTTAAACTTTGTTGCCATTACAAGAATATTCTTGTCTCTATGAAACAGCATCAGCCAAACAATATAGGCGGCCGCAATTGTTGAAATCCCTAATTGTCTAGCTTTGAGGATTACATTGAATCGATAGTCATTGAAGTCTTGGAGTAGGTCAGCCTGATAAGGGTATGTCTTGAAGGGGATTAATCCGTCGATAGGGTGAGAGATTCTAGCGTAGTTATCGATAAAATAAACGGGATCTTTTCCACATTTTAAAATTTCGGCTACTATCTCTTTTTTAGATAGTGTATATGACATTTTCCTATTTAAAGGATCCTTCTTTCAAGAATTTCTGATATTTTACATCCATTGGATTTGTGATTGCCTCTCCGAGGGTTTCCACACCTTGCATTCCACCAATTTTGAAAAGTTTGTGGCAAGTAACAAAGGTGCGAACTCTTGATGTGTGTTGAACTAAACACTTTGCTTCACCCTGTGGTGTTAAAGATAAAGCAGAACCCACCAAAACCTTAAACTCTTTTTTCAAAAAGTCGGCAATTGCATGTAATCTTCTCTCACACTCCTCCTCAAAGCCTCCTGAATAGACATCTCTAAGTCGAACATTCGCCTCATAGTTGATCTGCAGCATGTCTCCAATGATTTTGACACCGAAGCCGTCAGATACTCGACTGTCCGTTATGGGGCAGCCTTTCTCGCGGCTTAAGCCCACTTTTTTGGGATCGCCGTCGACGAATCTTTCGTCATGAGCACCGTCATAGGCATTTGCTGCAGCCTGATTAATTCCTTGTATGATTTCTAGTGTTGTAGCCATTTATTTTTCCTCTTTGGGTCGCCATCCAGTTTTCCACCTTTCCTCGCGACCGTCGACCCACTTTATGTAGCATTTAAAGCAACAATTAAATTTTGCCATATATACATCGTCTCGCAACTCAAAAGAATATGCTTGACAAACAGGGCAATTTCTATTGCTATCTTTATTAAATAGTTTT